ATCGACTTCCGCATGGCACCGATAACACAGGGCCGCAATAAGGGCATCACTGCATTTAATTCCTCTACCCTTACCATCTCTAAGCTGATTACTATGCGCTGCAACCACGGTACCGTCGGATATCCCACAGTGTTGACAAGGCAGTTCTCGTACAATTTCTAATAGCCTCTTATTTCTGTACACAAAACCTCATCATTTCCCGAATATGGTGCTCGGTTACTTGGTCTGATTCACTGCGTTTCATGTTGACAATATCTTTACCAGTAGGAACCCGCCAGCCTTTTTGATCTTTGATCGCCATGCTTTCTTCTGCCAACTGTATCAACAGTTTTTCAACGGTCTGAGCTGGTATCCCTACTTTAAACTCAGGGCTGGTGATCCCTGGGTTCTTGTACAGGTATGCCAGCACTTTCTTCTTTTTGTCCGTAATCAAAGTAAACTACCCCGTTTTCTAAAATTGTATATTTAGGAACAGCACCTCCAGCAAGACGCAACGCCATAATTGCCTCTTCAATCTCCTCTATCAAGCTCATAATGGCGTTATCTCCTAGAAACAGTTAGTTACAGTACCGCAGGTGGTACAGGTCATCATTTTACCCCCAACAATAATTGTTTGTGTTGTGCAAGCTAAGGCATAAGTTGAGGCTAAAAACAAAACAATGGCTACGATCTTTTTCATTTAATTCTCCTAGTAAGTATTACCCTTGCGTTTAACATTAAAGCCATTAGCTGGGTACGATCTAATGTCTCCACTCCAATCAACCATTACTCGCTCACCGCTAGTAGTCCAGCAACCCATGATGGTCTTGCCGTTATCTACATAGGAATAAGCAACAAACAGGTTTGAGTTTGGGCAAGTAACGCTAGTTAAAACAATCTTGCCGCCGCCCTGATTATTCATCTCAGCGATTACTTCTGCGTTTACGTTTAGGGACAATGCTAACAATGCCGCCATCAGTAGCTTTTTCATCCTTATCCTCCATAGCATCAATCATTTCGTCTGCAATCGCCCAGACGGATTTAGGCGTCCAACTATCTTTACTCATAATGGCTCCTGCTAATGCAAAGCCAGCAAACATAATACGGGTGTACTCCTTGTCATCTTTGGTCATTGGATCTCCTGATTCTGTAGGGAATGCTCTAGATCATAGACCTCATCCATGCAACTCATAAAGGCGTCCTTAGACATATGGCAATTGTTGGCAATCACCGCCGTTAAATATGAAGTAACCATAAATGAATTTTTAAAAGACAAATTATGTTGGTTTAATAATTCGTGCATTTCATTCATCAGTGCAATCGTTTCTGGCGATGGGGTTATTTCCATTTAAGCCTCCAATTGTTCAATTTGATCCGTCAAAATGTCTGCTAAGGGTTTACCCTTAATAGCAATCATCTCGGCTTCTTTGCAATCTTTAATAACCCGGCAAGCCTCCCGTAGACCTTTATTAAACCCACTGTTAAAAGAATCATTGTCTTCCAAGGCCATAATCAGGGCGTCCCGAATAAATGCGGATGCCTTGCGGTTCTTGGCTTTCTTCTTTAACTTTGCAATCTGTTCCTGGGGTAGGTACAGACTATATGGAATTAATTTTTCCATTCTCTAAACTCCCGTAGTATTTTATTTAATGCTATCTGTGCATCTTGGTTATCTTTTAGCTCGCGCCTAGAATCAATGTTGAGATACGCCTTTAACCATTCGGTAGTGGCTTCCTCATTTGTTTCTAATAACAAACCCTGTTCGTATAGAAATTCCCAGAACTGCGGATCTCGGCACAACATACCAGCAGCCGAGATATGCTTATTAACTGGCTCCCGTTGCATGGGCGTCTCGTCGTCGTTCAAACGAACCATAACTACCATATACCGCGCACCCACAAAATCACGGATTAATTCTTCTGGCAAGTCGTCAGGATGGATTGCTAAAGACATCACAATGCCATCCTTGGTTTGTTTTAGGGCAACCTTCTTGCCTTCAAATTGACTTGTTTCCATCAGAATGGCAGCTCGCCGTCTTGGATCCTACGATTCTTTGCCATTTCCTCATAGAGTCTGTTTTCTAGATAGCAGATGATTGCATTCTTGTTCTTATTCTGAACATAGGAACTAGTGCTTTCACCTTCGTAATGTTCACAAGCCTGACGATAAGAAGCAATTTCTTCGTTAAGATCGGCAATTAATCCCTCCAAACGCTCAACCTCTTTCATTTCTTTGGATAGGGCTTCTTGTAGATTCTTGGCTAGGTTTTCCCAGTCCACTTTCTTTAAATGTCCCATTCGTCTTTCTCCTGTGATTTAGGTGCTGCGTCTTTTTCATATGTGTTAACAGATACCGATAGGAATCGATTGCCAGACTTTGATTCTTTTTTCCAAGCAGATAGCTTGATAACAATTAAGTCTTCATCAGTCTTCTCCATGAGACTTTTAAGATACGCCCGCTCAATCTTGATATCACCAAAGAAGTCTGGTGACTTATCTGATTTTCTAATTGTTGATGGTATTAAACTGCCAGTATTTGGATATTCCATTATTGCTCCTTACGTTAAAGAATTTTTAGTTTTAGAAAAGTTTGACATCATGTCTGCATAAAACACTTCGTCCAATGATTTAGCTTTATCAAAGATGACACGGTTGACCTTGAAGATAGTCTTCACATCGTCGGGCTTGGTTGCCATCTGCAATAATGCATCGGCTCCAGACCGCAGTGTTTCTAACCAGGCTTTGGGGTCAGCGTTGTCCTCTAAGGCAATCTGCCATGGCTCGGATACCTGAAGCGGTGTATTTTCTACCTTGGCCTTAACTGGCTTCAAATTAATGGTCAAGGGTTCAGGCTTTTTTGCTGGTTCAGATCCTCCCATAGTAGCGTCTAAGGCATCGTGTTCTACGATCTCAAAGGCGTTAGTCCATAGGTACCGGCGTAGATAAGTCTGCACCGCACCAAGGTTCTGAACATCATGGCATCCTTTGAGCGCAGCAGAACTCATTGGCGAGGTAAACATAATGGATGTGCCGTCCTCTACATCCGTGATCTGGAGATACGCCATATGCTCTGTAAACGACACAGCTCCACACAGACCCATATCATTGCAGATGGTCTGAATTGCTGGGAGAAAGTCTCCTAGCTCAAAGTACTCGTAGCCAGCAAACTTGTTCTTGCCAGACTTGGATAGCTTGGTTCCTTGTAACTTGATCCTTGCTTGTTGTAATTTTTTATAAACACTCATTATTGCTCCTTGTTAAGTTCAACTTCAATCAACTTCTCTAGATAGTGCGCCGCCTTTCTCAGGTCTTCTACACCACCCTTTTGCTTCCAACGAGACACGTATTTAATTACGTTTCCCTCTAGATACCCTATGTTGTTTGCCACTATGTAATCCCATGTCTGTATCGGCTTTAGTGCGTAGTGACTTCCGCCCACTTGATTTTGGTTTGCGCTCACGTTTTGCTTTCTCCTGTTCAATGTACTGTTTCAAAATTGAGATCATTCCTTCTTGAATCAAAAACTCCATACCTTCTTTATTAAAGGTCACTACTGCATCAGCAGAACCGTCTGGGTTCTCTTTAATTACTTTTAATTGGATTTCCATCTTTTCCCTTTAATGTTGTGTGCCTTTTCAATCAATCTTACAAACTCATACAAGTTATCTGTTTGCGTATAGATCTTGTCAATTTGATCTTTAGTCAACGGATCTTGTGTTTCTGTGCAATACCGTAAAGAACTAACAATCTTTCTAAACGGCTCGCGCATATCCTCGTTATGCCAATTCAATTCGTCAATACTTGGGATAGAACTATCTGGCTCTACTTGAATCCAATGCCCTGTCCAATCACGATTGTTCATTCTTGCTCTTTTAAATACTCTTGATACTGGTTGCACCATTGACTGACGGGGCAGAAGTTTGCGCAACGGGTGCGCTCGCCTGGTCTAGTCTCCACATAAAATCCTTTGCCCATCTTCTCTACTGCGTCATCGGCTTCTTCTCTGGTGTCGTGGAGGGATTTGGCTCTGACGGCGCCTTCCTTTTTGACGGCGTATACCGCAGCTTTTTCCCAGCATTCGGCAGGTGTACAAGGTGAAATTTCTTCTCCAGTCTCCGTTGCGAATAGGGCTTCGGAGTGGGCGTGAATGCGCTCACGGATGTATCTTTCACGCTGTTCCATACTCCATAAAGGAACATCCAAGACCGCCACAGCAGCCTCTGGGTAGCCAGCACGGCTCTGAGCATCCCTTCGATTCCAATCACGAACAATAGCCACAATCTTGACCTTAGTGACTGGGATTTGCTTAACTGTTTCCACAAGCCAAGCATAGACATTGAGCTGTTGTTCCCATTCAATCTTTTCATTCATTACCCCCCATGCACCAACGGTTTTATAGTCATTGATCTCAATGCCATCGTCGTGGACGATCTGCAAATCAATCGCTCCTGAAAGGCGCCAGCCATCCATCTCAGCATGGATTCTCTGCTCTACGATATGGTTAGCGTCTTTGCCTTGCTCCAAGACATGGTGTACCGCAGAACCAAATACAGACCAGATCATATCGGACACATCGGTCTCTATCTGATCGTCATACTTAGCCTTGAGTTGCACAATCCTTGGACTGTTCAAGAGTTCAGTAACCGATAGGTGTGCCTTACCCTTGCTGTAAGTTGGTCTCTCAACTATGTTGAGAAAGGTTTGTGGTAGTCCAAACTTATTTGTGATTTTCACGTTTTCCTCTTATCCACTGTTTTACTTGTATTGCCGCAATGATGATCTCATCTGCCATCTTTTCTGCTTCATCTAGTTTACTACCAAGCAACAGATTGTGCAATTTCTTTTCACCTGTTTTAATTGTAAGTATATCTTCTGCGTAATCAATCATGGTATTCCCTTATTTAGTTGCTAATATGTAAAGTCCAACATTGCTAAATGCGTATCCGCTATATACCACCGCCATAGGCAAGTTTCCTTTTACGCCTTGCTCTATGGCAATGTATGCATAGATAAGCCCAGTAACGATAATTAACCAGGAGCTCATGCTCTGGGCAATTCACCGCTAAAGTTATATGTACCACTGTGCGTTAGCTTTGCCCAAGGCGCTGCGTATACATGAAATCCATGCGAGCGGGCTAATTTGCAGAAGTGATAATCCTCAGACAGCAATCGGTTTGTTTCTTCGTCAATGCTGGTATCAAAGAACTCATGGAGTATAGACTTCTTGGGATTCGTCTCAACAGTTAAATGCATGTCATTGGTATAGGTAGGCACAAATTGTTTAAGGTGCTCAAATACTTCGCGCTTAATCAGCATAAATCCTGTGCCACCATTGGCAATTTCCATAGGCTGATTGATAGACCCTTGCTGTTCCTGAACATTGCCAACTAAGTTAACGACAAACGCCCCAGTCCAACGGTGTAATTCATCTGCTGGCACACCGTCTTTGACCGCAGATGCCACTGACGGCCAATTGATTTCTTTCTTTGGATACAGACCGCAGATAATATCCTTATCGGCATTTAACATCCGCACAATGTCTTCTGGATTAAATGTAATATCCGCATCAATAAACATGAGGTGCGTGGAATCTGTAGCTAGGAAGTCATCGGTCAATCTGTTGCGAGCCCTAGTAATTAAGGACTCATTCTGCATATAGCCGTAGTACATCTGTACATTGTTATTAGAAAATACTTGGACTGAACTTAGCATGCCCATGGCGTAACCGCCGGTACATAATCCACCATACATTGGCGTTGCAATAAATACTTTTGATTTTGGTTTGTCAGTCACTTTGCTCTCCATGGAAAATTGCCGTTATAAAGTTTATTCATGTGTTCATTACCTTCTTTAAAAAATATTTCCGCATCAGGACGGATTCTGTAGTTCACTGTATAAAGTCCAGTGCAACCATAACTATAAAAGTCCTTAACCGTAGACACCGCCACCCTAGATAACAATCTGTCAGTCCAGTAGTAATCGGTCTGTAAGGTGCTATTGATCTTCATTAGGAATTCTGTCTTAAAACAATAACAGTTCATATCAACTAGGTTAATGTTCTTCCAGCTTGCAAAGATCCCAAGGCTATCGCAGTCGTCGTTAAATAGGTAGTTGCCTTCCTGGTTGACACATTTGCGCAAGCTATAACACCACTCATGTTCCCGTTCTGGCATGTCAAACATACTGAGCATGGTTTCTACATGATTGGGATCAAACCAATTGTCCTCATCCAAGAACAAAACATGCTCGGCATTAACTAGATTAGATATGCCAGCATAGACTCGATTACCAAAGAATTTGACTCCATCCTTCTTGCTCCAATGGTTATTGGGTTTGCCCGTATTCTCTGGCAGTAGGATGATCTTCTTGTTGGTATACTGCCTAGCCCAAATCATCTCAGCAGCCTTCTCTGCATGCTCTGCGCCATCAATCACGATCCAGTGCTCGCAGGGTTGACCCTCGGTGGAGTCCATAGCCTGAGCCAAGAAAGGCGTTCCCGTTGTAGGGGTTATGACTACTGCGCTCATTTTTGAATCCTTTCCCACAGCTCAGACAACGGCATCCCTTTAATCTCTTTCCATCCAATGTGTACGCAGGCATACATAATGAACAGAAAAAAACTAAACACCGCAGCAAATATCAGCACCGCAAAGGTAGCCAAAAACAAAGCAAATAAATTTAGCATTGTGACGATCATTTCTTCCTCACGGCCAGTTGATAGTTCTTTAGCACCATGTCAAATTGCCCGTCAAACGCAGACAGAAACGCATCAATACCCAGTTTTGTTGGCTCATGCGGATACTCGTAGTCATCAAATAGCATCACTCCACCGCTACGCAAAAGCCCCCAAGCCATACATGCATCAGTCAATGCCATGTCGGGCGCATGATTGCCGTCCACATAAATAAAATCAAACACTTGTTTTTTAACGATTAAGTCTGCTATTGCTTGATAAGAAGTATTCTTAATCAATACAACCATCTGACCCTTTATTGCCTCTCGTGTGTTATCCCAAAACCGTTGTTCTACATCCTGCATATTTTTGTATGGATCTATGCAATAAATGGTTCCTAGCTTTGGCAATGCTTTTTCTAGGAGCCAGCAGGTAGATCGACCCTCATAAGAGCCAATCTCTAAAAACTCTTTGCGTTGTTCGCCAACCGCCTCCATGCATAACTGAAAGTTGGGTATGTTGTTTGTAAACCAATCTTGAGTAAAGTTCATTTCTTTTTTCTCTGTTTAAAGATCTTAGCTAACTTTTTTTCCCTCTCAGCTATCACCTCTGGCGGGGCATACTCGTCCAATTGATACACTTGTTTGTAGGTATCAAACAACTTTTCCATGCGCAGTTCTAAATGGTTTTGAACTGCAATAATACCGTTGCACATGTCGTCTTCGCTTAGTTGGTCAGGATGCTCCATATAACGCCACAGCAAAGCATCTAGCTGGTCTGCAACGCCCTGTAGCTTATGGATCTCAGATTCAATGTAATGGTTCTCTTTCATGTCAGCATCAACTTTAAGCAAACAACCATCAAAACAAAGCAGCTGGAACCAAAAACAATCTTATCAATCCAGTATCGTCGGTTTAGGACACCTGGATCATGGATCAAATACGACTGAATTAACAGCATGTCACAGTCTTGCTCTACATATTTTGGTGGCTCATAGTACTGACCAATTTTTATTTTTCCATTGTTGTAATACTTTACTGGGTTCATGTTTTCTCCTTTGTTTAAAACAATGCTTCTGGTAACTGCAATGGTGGAGGTGGATCAATCTTCATATATCGATATGTCCAATCCGTATAAGTCTTAATCAAATGTTCTGCCTCGTGCTTGGTCTTAACCATGCGTATAGGCTGTCCAAATTCGTCGTATAACATGTACATTATTTAATCCCGTGCCTTTCTTCAATGGCTTTAACAAACTTCAGATCTTCTTTGGTTAGCTCAGTAAACCCATATGCTTCACGGGCACACGTAACAATCTGCTCTATATCTAACGGCTTCGGCTTCCAAATCATCTTACCCGCATCCATACCCGAATATACCTGTTTAGGTGGCACGACCGCATCCTCATAGCCTGGATGGTATGGTGCTTCTTCTACATAATCTGGTTTATTCATTTCTTTCCTCGTCGTGTTTAATAACCCAATTTAACGCATCTGTAAGAACATCAAATGTAGGCGATTGAACACCGTTATGCTCCCAAAAATATGATGGTCTGTCCGCTACTTCCCATGTGTCATTTCTCCACTTGGCAGTTTTATTGTGAACAATATGCAGGTTCAATTCATTTCATCCAAAATGTCTTGATCTAAACAACGCAGCATGCGCTCCAATGTTTCTCGCAAATCCGCAATATTTTCACCGCAAACGCTGACGCCCTTAGAGGTATGGGCAAATACACTGCCGTCCTCTTCGTAATAGACTTCGCAGATCTCATACCAATCTTCGTCGCCCTTAAAGCGCACAACTCGATGATTCCACGAGCTCATTGATCCCGCTCCTTCAATAGTTTTTCAGCGTAGTCAAACTCTTGTTTAAGCCTTGCTTCCAACTCCGCTATTCGGTCTGCTCTAGTATCCCAACCCTTACTCCATGCGATGCACCATACATCGTAAAAGCCATTCAACGGAAAGCCCTCCTTATCAACCGCCCAACCCGCAACATCTTTGCGTTTAATAAATGCTTCCCATGCCTTGTCTCTATCGGGGTTGTTGATTTGAATATCGTCAAACAATCCTGTATTCATTTCTCTCAGATCTTTCCGTCGTTTTTTGGCAAACGCTTCGGCTTCTTCTAAAGAACATACTTTGTACTCGTCGGTTTCTTTCATGTAGGTTCCTCGGTCTATTGCTTTAACGACCTGACGTGCCTTATCAAAGAATTGTTTTTCATCCATTTGCGTTTCCTCTATAATCATATTATGCACGAACCAAACAGGTTGTACCTAATCTATTTCATGTATTGTAATCTACATGGTAACGTTTCCATGAATAGGTACTTTCCCTAATGATTACATTCCAGTTCCCATACCCGCCATCCGTCAATGCGTATTGGCTACAGTCTGGTAAGCGCCGTTATATCTCCAAGCGGGGCGTAGAGTTTAAGAAAGCGGTGCATGAAATTTGTAAACAATCAGAAACATTTTTCGGCAATAAGCATGTTGAGGTATCCATCATTCTGTTCCCGCGTGATAAGCGCCTCCTAGATATTGATAACTGCTGCAAGGCCATCCTTGATTCCATGAATGGGATTATGTTTGACGACGACCAACAGGTCTGGAGGCTCACAGTTGAGCGCGGTGAGAAGATCAAAGGCGGCGGTTGTCAGGTAACAATATCAGAATATAAGGGTAAACCCTAATACTGTATATCTATACAGATTCATGTAGAATGATATGGACGACTATTCTCCATGGCCGTCTTCATTTGTGATTTTCCTTGTATGTTTGGGGGTTGGCTTTCACGTGGCTAACCCCCTTTTTTTTACCTGTATACGTTACATGTAACATAAATGAACCCATAAGTTATGTTAAGTAACATATATGTTACCTATGGGTTATTGTTGCACTGCACCATTTATCGTAGTAGACTGTGGTTTTAAGGAGAAAACCATGTTCAAACGCTATGCAGAAATCGCAGACCAAACCGTTGCAAACTTTGTAAACCTAGCGCCTAAAGCCCCTACGCCAGCCGAATACATTGACGCAGCGCTCCAGGCAAACAAGCTATGGGCAAAGGTTGTAGAAGAGTCTTTGGCTACCATCACCAAGGGTGTTTACAACTTTAAATAATCTGTGGTAAATTAGTCTCACTAGGAGATCGTGGAAAATCTCCTTGTGTTACAATCTTCCCCAAGCCCCGTCATGTATGGGGTCTATACCAGTATCTTTTGCGTTGGTAGGGCGAAGACAACACAAAGGGTATTTCCACTATAGACCTCATACCTTACGGGGTTTTTGTTTTCCTAGTCCTGATCTGTTGGACGGGGAATACCACACCAGCGACAGATCTTGTAAGCGGACTGGGGGTAAGTAACTGAAACACCGCACAAAGGGATGGCGAAGGAAGAGTCCCTGTTACGCACGTCTTCCGGGTGCTGTGGCTCCGATTGGAAACGGCTGAAGGACGCATCAGGTGGGCAAGGTGCGTCCACCAAATGGAAACAGAGACTGTGTTAGACATATACAGAGATATACAGGGAGGGGCATGGAAGTCCGAAAAATGTTGCAAAAACAAATAGGGATAATCCCTGATAGCGTAAAAACTGGATCCGTGCAAAATGTAATCCAGTGGAAAGAAAAAGCAGAACGGGCAACGAAATTATTAAAAAACCCTAGAGCGTCAGTCCGTGAAATGCAAGACGCACTAGAACAATTACAGAGGATAAGCAAATGAACTTGAAGTTAAGCGATATACGCGTTGATGGAGATTTACAAGTAAGGGCTACGATCAATGATGCAGTTGTCTCAGATTATTACGACATCCTACGAGAGGGTGGCAAGCTCCCTCCAGTTATTGTGTTCTTTGACAGTGCGCAGTATCACCTGGCTGATGGATACCACCGCTTCCATGCTCACAAGTCTGCGGGCTTGGCTCTCATTGAAGCAGATGTCCGTGAAGGAACGAAGCGGGACGCAATGCTCTACGCCTTGGGCGCTAATGCAGAACATGGTTTCCGTAGAACTGCACAAGATAAGCACAAAGCAGTCACGATTATGCTCAATGATATGGAGTGGGGTGAGTGGTCTGACCGAGAGATTGCAAAGCAGTGCAAAGTATCTCATCCATTTGTTTCAAAGGTTCGCAAAGAACTAGGTGCTGATACCGACGCAGTAAAGTACAGCCGCAACGGTAAAGAGCAGACCAGAAAGAAAGCAAAAAAAGATGCGCAGAGTGAAGATCAATCTGAGCCAAACCCTCTTGAGACTAAGGTTCAGGAACTTGCAACGGAGTATGCTGAACTGGCGGAAGAGAAGGCAAAACTGGAAGACAGGATTGCGGTCGCCGCAGTGGATGCGACAGAGGAAGAAAAGAATCAATACGCTGAAACTTTGGAGTCTCTCCGCTCACAAGTTAAAACTTTGGAGGTTGAGAACAGAGCGCTAAAGGCGACTCGCTCGGCATTACAAGAAGAGAACAATCAGTTGAAGAAGCAAGTGAATTATTGGAAAAAACAAGTACAGAAAGGGACTAAATGATTCGGTCAAACATTGAGCCGGCAGATTACGAACAGGCACAGATCATCTTACAAAGCACGATGGATTGCTTGGGCAGTAACGAGCCGACTGAATTTCAATCGTTAATCATTGATAACTTAAAGAGAGTCATTGACGAATTTAGACTAACCATGACGCATTAAAGCGACGCTGGGCGCTTTCCCAGCAGATAGGAATACAAATGTTAGAGTTGCGCGAGCATCAGCTCGAAGTAGTGGAGAAATTAAACGAAGGTTTTGCCAACGGCCACACCAGGCAGTTGTTGTATGCACCAACAGGATTTGGTAAGACCGAGGTAGCGATGGCTATTATGAAAGCCGTTGCTGACAATTATCAGAAGACCGCTATGGTCTTGGATCGTATCGTCTTGGTCAATCAAACAAGTATGCGTCTTGCCCGTTATGGTATTGAGCATGGCGTGATGCAATCAGGGCACTGGAGAGAGCGCCCATACGAAAAGATCCAAGTCTGTTCGGCCCAGACCTTAGAAAAGCGTAAGAATACACCAGACATTGATCTATTGATTATTGACGAGTGCCACGTCCTGCGCCGTTCTACTGTTAACTTCTTAAAAGATAACCCCCAAATCAAGGTCATTGGATTGACCGCTACGCCATTCACCAAAGGTTTGGGTGATATCTATACCCATATCATTGGCGCATCTCCTACGGGCGATTTGATTGAAAAGGGATGGCTTGTCCCGCTTAAAGTATTTATCGCTAAAGAGATTGATATGACAGGCGTTAAGAAGATTGCGGGCGAATGGTCTGCTGACCAAGTATCTGAGCGTGGTATGCGTATCGTTGGGGATGTCGTATCTGAATGGGCTAAGAAAACTTATGAGATCTTTGGTAAGCCCGTTAAGACTATCGTATTCTGCGCCGGCGTAGATCATGGCAAAGAGTTAGCAAAGCGATTTGAAGATGCAGGATTTAACTTTAAGTCCATCTCCTACAAAGAGGACGACGACTACAAGAGAATGATTATTGAGGATTTCTCCCGACCTGATACCGATATCAATGGGCTGATTGCTACAGACATTCTGACCCGTGGATTTGATGTTACCGATGTAATGATTGGTGTATCAGCAAGACCCTTCTCAAAATCATTTTCTTCCCATGTTCAGCAGATGGGGCGCGTAATGCGTCCGCATGAGGGCAAAGAGTATGGGGTATGGCTAGATCACTCTGGCAATTACCTTCGATTCAAAGACGATTGGGATCGGGTGTTTGACTATGGCGTTGATTCCCTGGATGGTGGTCTTGAAGAGAAGGCTAAGAAAGAGCCGACTGAGAAAGAAAAAGTAGAAGCCAAGTGTCCATCTTGTGGTGCGCTATGGATTTGGAAGTCGGATGAGTGCGGTGAATGCGGGCACATAAAGAAGAAGATCGCACAGATCCAAGTATTGGATGGTGAACTGCAAGAGTTAGCCGTTGCCAATTCCAAACTAAAGATTGATAACCGACAGTTTTTCCAAGAACTTATGCACTACGCCACATCTCGTGGATACAAGGAGGGTTGGGCAGCTCACAAATATAAAGAGAAATTCGGAGTCTTTCCTAAGAACATACCAAAAGAAATGAAGCCTCCGTCGCCACAGACATTGAGTTGGATTAAGAGTCGCATGATCGCATACAGTAAATCAAAACAGAGGATAGCAGCATGAGAAAATACATAAAGAAAACACATTACGAAATGACCTACGATGAGATCGCCAAAGAACTAGGCGTGAGCAGAGAGGCAGTCGCCGAGGTTTGCAAAAGGGCAGAGGCTAAAGTTAAAGAAGCCCTTAAACAAAAAGGGATAGACCCTGATGATTTATATGGTGAACTATGAACTACTTATCCGTATGCTCAGGAGTTGAAGCCGCCACAGTAGCGTGGCATTCATTGGGATGGAAGCCCGTAGGTTTCTCGGAGATTGAGAAGTTTCCATCAGCAGTTTTACAACATCATTACCCTCAAGTAAAAAACTATGGGGATATGACTACATATAAGGAGTGGGATATAAATGACACAGTTGGACTTTTGGTCGGAGGGACTCCCTGCCAATCATTCTCAGTCGCAGGACTACGCAAAGGACTTGAAGACCCCAGGGGAAACCTTGCCCTTACCTATGTTGGAATACTTGACCGCTTTAAACCCAAGTGGTTCATTTGGGAAAACGTGCCGGGCGTCCTCAGTTCAAACGGTGGACGGGACTTTGGTTCCTTCCTTGGGGCGGTGGCAGAATGCGGGTATGGGTTCGCATACAGGGTGCTTGACGCTCAATACTTCGGAGTTCCCCAAAGACGCAGACGTGTGTTTGTTGTCGGATGTCTTGGAGATTGGGAATCTGCCGCAAAAGTTTTATTTGAGCCCGACTGCTTGCGCGGGGATACTCCGCCGAGCAGAGAAAAGGGGAAAGAAACTCCCGGAGTTACTACAAATCGCCTTGTCGCATTCGGTGAATACTCAGACGATGGAGTCGCCAGCACCATAAAGGCACGGGACTGCAAAGGGCATACAGATCTAATCGTTTATGAGACCCATCCCGCAGACTCAAGAGTCAAAGATATGGGTGATGTATGCCAAACAGTAACCTCAAGATGGGGCACAGGTGGTGGAAATGTGCCATTGGTTCAGTCTGTTGGGTTTACGCAGTGTGATGCAGCAAGAGATGTTGGTATAAATGTAAGCCCGACCCTCCGCTCTGGCGGTAATGGCGGGTATCCTAGCCATTCTGTTGCCTATGGGTTTGAACCAGGCATCTCTAAAAGGGAAGGGAATCCAAATAGATTTTCTGAAGAACTTTCCCCAACACTAAGGGCGCAGATGGGAGATAACCAAGCCGCAGTCGCTTATTCCATCCGTGAAGATGCAAAAGCAAACAACTTTAGTGCTACCCCGTTACATGTAACGCCCGCTCTCCAGGCACTGCGTCCGTCAGTTCAATCTCACCATGCTCAGACTTTTATCGTGGATCGTGCAGCTTTTAATCAGGGAGAGAACGCACAATATGAGCCTAGGATTGAAGAGTCCGACACCATGTCTACTTTGGTAGCAAGAGGCCCGCATGCCGTTGCGCAGTCTTTCAATGTTAATGCTAGACCTGATGAGATGAAGTTGGAGACGGAGATCTCTGGCACATTAACTTCTAGTCAAAACGCTGGTCTGTTTCAAGACATGGCAGTCCGCCGTCTTACTCCCGTGGAATGCGAAAGACTTCAAGGGTTTCCTGATAACTACACTCAGATCCCATGGGGTAAAGGTGATACTCCTGATAGCCATCGATACAAGGCTATGGGTAATTCAATGGCAGTCCCATGCATGCAGTGGATTGGTGATCGTATTCAAAAGGTAGAAAATGGACTTCTTTAGATTTGCAGAACACCATGGGCTAATTATTGATAACCTAGTCTCTGATCGTTGGGTTCGTGTGCCTACGATTGACCATCCAGGCAAACGCAATGGCGCTTATATCTTCAATGGATCCAATGGCGCAGTGCAGAATTGGGCCTTGCATGAGAAACCCATAACATGGCGGGATAAAAACTATAAGCATGACCCTCAATTACAAATCAGGGTAAAAAAATCCCAAGACGATCAGGTTGTCCGGCAAGATAAGGCAGCAAAGAAGGCGGGATGGATACTCAATAATGCAGTCAAATCTACCCATCCATATCTCGCTAAGAAGGGATTCCCTGATGAGAAAGGGTATGTATGGGAAGGTCTATTGGTAATCCCTATGCGGGTGGATGGCAGTCTGGTTGGATGCCAATTGATCGATGCCAATGGCACTAAGAAATTCTTGTATGGGCAAAGAACTAAGGGCGCGTCTGCTTGCTTTGATAATAAGGGCAGCATCATACTGTGTGAGGGATACGCTACCGCTTTATCAATTCGTAAAATCTTAAAGAAAAGCATGACCCGCTATTGTATTCATGTGTGTTTTTCTGCGGGCAATTTGATTGAGGTAGCCAAGTCGTATCCCAATTGCGTGATCGTGGCAGACAATGATCCTGTTGGCATTCGATCGGCTAAGAAGACGGGTCGTCCGTATTGGGTATCCCCAAACCAGGGGGAAGACTTCAATGATTATGAGTTAAGGGTAAACCCTAAGACTGCTAAAGACTTACTGAATCTGATCGGTGGGAGAACTGATAAAGACACTCTCACGGACTAGATAAGTCCCGTCTGCTTGGGATAGATCCCTCATCAAATCATCTGCCAATAAAAAGGATTGGACGGGATCTCCGATAACTTCTACGGAGATCTCTACCTTACCCGCTTTCTCATCCGAGTCTTTCAGATAAATGATTGTTGCGTTCATAAACTAATCTCAAACCATGACCCTCAATAAATAGATGGGGGAATGCGTTCACGAGTCTCCGTAAGTTATCTTGGTCTGCCAGGAGGGCCGCCTTACCCAATTGTCTCGCAAAACCCCCTAGTCTGTCCATTCTATCAACGGCTTGGATTAGTGCGGTTCGATCTGTCAATATCCTCATACAAAACATAATCCTACGATCAGGATGCCCATAAAAAAAGTGCAAACAATATCGTCCATCATTTGAATATTCTCCTCTTGGTTAGTCTTTCGCATAATGCTTGCACATCAGGCGGGCTATCTTTGTCCACCTCATGGCAAGCGTATACGATATTAGGTTCGTAGATCTCTTTCACCACGACATAAAGGGCTAGCGTTCCTACTACAACTGCCCAAAATGTCAGGATCTTAGTCCACATATACATCCTCAATCTCATAATCAGTGATGTCATCATCACATAATTCCCAAGGGTAATCCAAAACTGCCATAGCAGCCTCCTCCTCATTGGGTGCTATGACTGTGATGGTCTTTCTGAATGATCCCGTAATGACAACTTCGTATTCCATGCTTTTCTCCTTAAGTAAATGCTTAATAAAATAATCGTGTCCGGCTACCCATTCCATCCGTTTCTCCTCATTTCAGCGTTTAGATCAGCGTATTGTTGATGCGTAAAGTCTAGATTCCTCTTCAATACTTCCTTAAATCCCTCGTATCTGGAGTCGTGAATGCAAGCCTCAATCGCTAGGATGGCGGTCTGCAAATCGCGTAGTCGGCTCTTTTCTGCATGGAACTGTGGCTTTCTACGCATCATATTCCCCTAGAAAATATGTTCCCAAGATCGTGGTGCAAACCAATCCAATCGTGGCTAGCCAATTGTCTTTTGTCATCACTATGGCTACACATACCATAAACAATAGGACTATTACCCCCCAAAAAATAGCATCGATGCCTCTCATTTGATTCCCCTTTTAATAAACTGTTTAGAAAAATAGACCTCTCCCTGGAACTCGCTTGGAACAAGGTAAGCCTCGTATTCGGAGAGAAAATTCTCCTCCTCCCCCTCTTCAAGTAATAACTTAGCCTTGATCTCATGGATTATGGTGCATTGATACTCATCCTTACCCTTGAGAAAGTCCCCAAATTCAAAATTACCAAACCAAACTTGCCTACGCATTTTCCATCTCCTCTACATCATCTACTCGCCATGCGCCATAATCCATAAAGTTCCATTGGGGATCAATGTAGCCTCCCTCTACCAATTTCTTTGCCTCTTCAGGGCTTTCTGCCTCCACCTTGGCAAACTCATACACAATTTGTCGTGCAATAACTCTATATTTAGGCATTTTCAAACTCCTCTTGTTTTTCTAAAAGTGCGTCCAATTCATTGAGCAATTCTTGTCTCTTGGATAAGTCTTTCTCTTCTTCTACCAAGTCTTTTAATTCCTCAATGCGTTCTTTGCGTTCCTCATTTTCCCAATCTGCCATGCCAATAGAAATACCCTCAGCATCGTCAATGATGCGTGGAATATGATCCCTGACCCATTCAGAATCGCCTGTAATATCATAGTAATCGTCTGTGGAATTGTCCCAATATCCACAAAACATCATGCCTGGTTCGTAGTAGGTAGCCTCAATTTCAAAGCCGAGATCCGATAATTTTTCGTAGGCTGCGGTAGGCGGAGACCACGCACTACAAAAAGTAAAACCAAGTTCATGCTCTTTATCTCTAAAGATTGCACCCTGATCTAAACCCACATCCCATTTCGTCCCCCAATTGCTGATCCGAAAACCATACCAAGCCTCGGTCTCTAACATTTCAAGAGGCACGGGGATAAATTCATCTAAAAATGTTCCCGTTTGTAATGCTTTCTTAGCCCGCTCAATCATGGATGAATCGGTATGGGTAAGTGTGATTGTGTTATTGCACCAATTAGGCATTTGCGTTCTCCTACCAATTTGCTAGTTTTTTGAATGCCTTTTTATACTCGGCATGGTTCTTAAATGATCCGACCACCATACAATGCTCTAGGAATCTATCGTCCATAAAATACCCTTGTGCCATCTCGTTATGAGATTTGCCAAGATCCTTATAAGATTCACCCTCGTATGCGTCTGCAATAACAAACTTCAAACTTTCCCAAAGATCGTGATCGTATCCATTCGGGCATATATCTACCCCGTCTATCCTCCCGTATCCGTCATAGATACCCTCTACCTTTTTGCCGTCAGGATAAAGAACAACAACAGTGTGTAGTTTTGGATACCCTACACAATCTGCGACCACTGGTAAATGCGTCTTTGCACAAGTTTTAGAAAAAAATCCCATAACATTCTCCTCTGTTAAATAATTGAACAATCTCGGTATGATTTACCGAGTTCGTATTCCACTACTTCAATGCCATCTACATCACCAAACATAAACCAATCAGGTTCACACTTGTATTGCTTGCCATGCTTTTTCAAGCCCGCTAAAAGAATGGCATGGGCCTTCGCCTCTGTCTCAGCGAAAGCCTCAAAACTAAAGTTACGGGAATCGTAATAAGCCTTATAGATTTTCAAGATAATTTCTCCGTTAAATTGCCCTCGTTCCACATAGCCCTAGCGAAATTAATGACATCATCACTGATTGGAAAATCATAACTCTCAGCGTGATGTTCAATGACATCGATTGGGCATTCATCTGCCGTAGGAAAATTATCTCCCCAAGCCTGACCCCAATTAGTATTTGCTAATGACTTCTTAACATAGGTATCGCAGATGCCAATGGAAAACTGTCGCATGATGATCGCATTGGTGCAGTCCAAGCCCAAATAGCAAGCATTGTTTAATTGACCTAATAATTCAGTTTTTGAGACTGTTGGATTCTCTGCCAAATACTCATCAATATATTGATCGTCAATATCCACGACTAAATTAAATTTCATTTTGATCTCCTCTTAATCTAATAAAACTGTGCCATCTGAAAGAATGGCAGACTGAACAAATGAATCCGCCAGGATGCCGGATTCCGCTAAAGACTCATCAATCTTGACGCAAAATCTTGCAAGCCTTGGCAACAAAATGTCTAGATTGGTTTTGTCATCTACATCTACATAAATTGCTATCTGCATTTGATTCTCCTATTTTTAAAAAGCATGGGCCTTAATAGCAAACCATGACCCTCAATAACTAATCACTACATGAGAGAGATTACTCTCACCTATTGCAAAAGTAAATAAAACCCTACTAAAAAAGTCGGGAATTATTCCAGGTTAGGGTAAACCCTTAGTTTTTGCTGCGGTGTATTTCTACCCCAAAAGCACCTAAAAAGCGTATAGATTCTGGCTCGTTTGCTAGTGCCTCCTGTATCTTTTTGGCTATCTGTTCGGGTGTGTGTCGTGGGTTTGCCTCCTCCAATCGGTGGCGGGCTATTGCCCTCGGAACGGGTCGGGAGTTGATAAAGAATTGGATCATTTGACCTCCCAATTCTCATAAAGGTCTTTTATTTTGTTTAGCGTCTCTTCTGCGTGTGAGTCAATTTCATAATCGTATTCTTTGGGGTTATGTTTCGCCCCCTCTGCCTTTGCTAATTTGTAAGCCAATTGCTCTAATAAATGATCTTTTCCATCTAAAAAATGGCGATACGATTTTGAGTGAATCCAATTAAATGCCTCCTGAGATGTAAATCCCGAATCTATAAGCCCATTCATAATGGCATTGGCAACAATCCAAGCGGGGCGATCATAAGAGTAAGCATTCTCAAATAAACCTCTGCCCGTAAAATCAATAAATTCTGCTTTCATGGTTTAATTCTCCTTTGTGATTGACTTAGACCCCTTGACGGGGTTTCGGCTCATAAAGCCTCATCAGTAAGCCTAGCGATTTGTAGACCACCATTCATAGAGTTTGCGTTCCATTTTTTCTAAATCTTTGCTTTTGTATTCTGAACGCTCAAGTATTAAGTAATATTCGCCTCCCTCTAAAATTTCTATGAAATAACAATCGTCATAAATCAAAACGGGATTTGTGGCATATGCTGAGTCTATCGCCTCAACTTTTGACCCATCAGGGAAAAAGGTGCGAGTCTTTACAAAATCGTTAAATGCTTTCTCTTCTGCGGTTGTTTTGATCCGTTGCACTTCCATATTGTCAAAAGACCATTGTTGATAATTGCCCTCTAGCATCCGATTAAAAGCAGTTGGGAAGTTGATCCAATCGCCTACTGCTCTGTCTCTATCGGTAATTACTGTGTCGTCTGTATCGTCAAAAACACCCGTTTCTGAGTATTTGTCTCGGAAGGTTTGCGGGCTATGTATTTCTACAATTTCGCCACCATTCCAAGAAAATAAAAAAAGCGGTTCGGTGTATTGGCTAAGATCTAAAGTTGTGTTGAGTTTCATTTTTAAGCCCCTTTCAGACTGTCTAAAGTTTGTGTTCCGTAATGTGTGCCGATTGTGGCAATAACTTCTTTATTTGCAAAATTGGTGACTGAATACCCATGCATAGAATCAACAGATGTCTTGCAAGTAAATCCATCAATGCGGATTAAATAACGGGGGTTTCCGTTGAGACTGCTAGGCAATCGTTTAATAATTTCTAGTTTGCCCTGATGTCTAGATATATTTTTCATCATTAAACCCCTTTCACTAAGTTATTGAAATAGTCTTGTGGCATTTCTACTGCACAATGAGACCATTTATTTATATGCCTTGTAGTGGTCTTAGACCATTTGTAAGAGGTCTTATAAAACTGTCCGTCTTTCCAAGATGCAACGGGGGTCTCATAACTAAATAAAACCTGAGTTCCATCACCCAAAACTAATTCGGTCATATTTGATGCTATTGGTTTAATTTTCATTTGCTTAGTTTCCTTTGTAGTTGGTTAAAAATGCTTTTACTTCGTTTAAATCGTTGGTTCTGAGTAGGTCATCAAAAAAGCCCGTCTCGTCATTTTGGTGGTAAAGGTGATATCTTTTGTAATCCTCTATATCTGCCCAATCGCTGAGACTTTGGTTTTTATAATCACAATAGAGAATCAAATAGGAATCGTTCTCTAGATCTTTTGTGATACTTGGACAAGCGTCATTGTGCCAAGATGAATCATAAAAACCCTCTATCTCTGGCAGTTGGTCATCATACCGAGGGAACTCGTTCAAGCATTTATTAACTAGTTGTTTCATTGCGGACATTTGTTCATTCTCCTATTGTGTTTGGTGTCTGCGGTGTATTGCATTACCACGATTAGAACATAGAACACAATACAAGTGCAATACCCTACTAGAATCCAGGGGTATTAGGTAAAAATAGGAAAATCCCTATTTGGTAGGGATTCTCCCAAAAGCCCGCTTATTTCTGTGGATCGGCATTCCTAAAAGCGGTCATTAAGGCATGGGCAAACCTCAGTCTAGATTCATCCCCTAAGTCATTCCATGAGGGATCTTCTTCAAACATTTCATTACATAGATCAAGGGCTCTTTTTAATTGCTCTAACTTTTCGTTTAATGTGTTCAAGGTAATTCTCCAAGTGATGGGATGCAAAATTGCGTCCCTACATACCAAGACGGATGAAAAGCGAAAAGGTGAGGGCATCATTGCAAAAAAGCCCGCAATCGTTCCTATTGGATGGTTTGCTTACTGATTCACTAATGGGAAATATACAAGGCAATCATCCTGGAACACTGTGTATTTATACAGTGTATGCTATCCTCTAGTCTGAGATTCCTAAACCATACCTATTATTAAGATAAAGCAATGAAGGTGCAGAGATTAACGAGGGCACAAGCAAAAGAGTTAATTAAAAAAACTCCAATGGATGTAATTCTGTGCAATGAGAATAAGCGATTAACCCACAAGCAGAAAGAGTTTGCTCGCCATATTGCATTAGGTGAGACTAAGACAGAGGCATATAGGAAAGCATATAAAGGGGGAAAGGCATCCGTGAACAAGAAAAGAGACGGGAATAGAGGTTCTGATCTAGCAAAGCATGAGGGGATTAGCAGGGAGGTAGATGCGATAAAAGCGGGGATTGAGTTCCAGAGACTATATTCCGAGGCACAATTGAAAGCCCTTGTTGTCGCACAACTAACAAAAGAGGCATTAAACCCCGACAATCAGGGCTCAACGAGGGTCAATGCCCTCAAGACTCTGGGCACAGTTGCGGGCGTAGACGCCTTCATTCACAGAACCGAGACACGGGTCATTAAGGATAGCGAGACACTCAAGGCGGAACTCATGGCAAAGATTAAAGAGGCGATTAGCGATAAGGATAGAACCATTGATGCAGATGCAGAGGCACTATTGAACGAGATCAGCACCCGCCCGCCATCGATGCCTGGGGACGCGAGGCCCACCGAGGGGCAGCCCCCAAATTCTGAGATCGCTGAGGCTGACATACTGTATAGTATTCCACCCAAATAATTATCAAATTTTTCATAATCCCTAAAAAAAATGTATATACATCATAGACTTCCAGCCCTCATGGAAACGTTACCATGAAGAATTGGAATAAAAAGGGGGTGGGGGGTATCATTTTTGGGTACGACAATACTCAATGTGGGTATGGAAATCGGCCCCCTTGTGTTTTGGAATGAAAGGGTAGGGGGGTATATATTTTGACGGAATTGATTTTTTTGACATGGTTCTTTGGTCTACTCGCCTTGGTAGCATTCCTCTTATGGTTGGGAGATAGATAATGATTGAGATATTAGTAGCCTATATCCTGGTGGAGGGGGGCGCAGGGGTTGAGTGGTGGCTACTGTATGCGGCGGTCTTTGGATATAAAGCGTATGTCTTATGGGAGCAACATAAAGTAAAGAGTGCGTTGATTAAGTCTTTAGGAGGAATAGATGGAATTAAAAAATGAAGTAGCGATGAGCGATGACGGCATTGCCGTTATGGTGGAAAAGGAGCCGCGGGCGATTAAGTTTGTAGCGTGGCTTAGTTTTGAGGATTGGATTGCGGATGATCTAATGCATGAAGGCAGGACGCGCGGTGCCCATAATCGGCGCTGGATGCATAAGAAATTGGATGAATTTATTGATAGTCTATGACAGAGAAGCAAGCATCTATATATCGGTTTATCGATGAGTGGTGGAAGCGAAACGGCTTTGCACCATCTATTGACGACATCATGCAGGCGACAAACGACAGAAGTCGGAGCTCAGTCCATCATGTCATTATTAGGCTATGTGAGATGGGGGTCTGTAAACGGATCCCAGGCAAGAAGAGTGTTAGACCCTCTTATATGAGGATTCGGGACGTTGTATGAATGAGGAGCTGATTAAGTTGTTTAACCACAGGACTTTGACCGAGCATGAAATACGGGCTTGTTTTGAGAGACTATCGCATACGCGCCCAGACGGGAGTTATTACACGGCGGATGAGCTGATGATTAACTTTGCCAGAGCCATTGAGCAGTTACACGGAATAGAATGAATTTAGAAGAATTAATGAAAAGCCTACCGGCAACGGATCAAGTCAATATGACTGAGCTGATGCAGGAGTACTTGGACTCTATTAAGCGGGAAGAGAATCAAAATAGCTTTTTGAAGTTCGTACATACGATGTGGCCCGGTTTTATTGACGGCGCCCACCATAAAATCATGGCTCAAAAATTTGAGGAGATAGCCAATGGAACATGTAAGCGTCTTATTATTAATATGCCTCCCCGCCATACTAAGTCTGAGTTTGCTAGTTACATGCTTCCTGCGTGGTTCTTGGGCAGATTCCCTGGAAAGAAAGTTATTCAGACTTCTAATACAGCTGAACTTGCTGTGGGGTTCGGTCGTAAGGTTCGTAACCTCGTGGGCTCCGAAGCCTATCAATCTATCTTTCCTGACGTCGGACTACAAGCGGACTCTAAAGCGGCTGGTCGTTGGGCTACAAATAAAGGCGGCGATTATTTCGCTATCGGTGTCGGTGGTACGGTTACGGGTAAAGGTGCGGATCTCCTCATTATTGACGACCCTCATTCGGAACAAGAAGCAGCCATAGCCGCCTCTAACCCAGAGGTCTACGATAAAGTCCATGAGTGGTACTCATCAGGCCCACGCCAGCGTCTACAGCCAGGCGGGGCGATTGTAGTCGTTATGACCCGTTGGTCTAAGCGAGACTTAACGGGCAGGATCTTACAATCGGCAGTAGAGCGGGATGGCGACAAATGGGAAGTCATTAGTTTCCCAGCAATCCTGCCGTCAGGTAATTGTCTATGGCCGCAGTTCTGGAGTCTAAGTGAGCTAACCGCCCTTAAAGAAGAACTCCCTGTTTCCAAGTGGAACGCCCAGTATCAGCAAGAGCCGACATCAGAAGAAGGAGCTCTAGTCAAAAGGGAGTGGTGGCAAATTTGGGAGGGAGAAAAACCTCCTGTCTGTGAATTCATTATCCAGTCTTGGGATACCGCCTTTACTAAAAATGAGCGAAGCGACTATTCGGCATGCACGACTTGGGGCGTCTTTTATTTAAACGAAGACGAACGCGAGCCCAATGTTATTCTTTTGGATGCCTTTAAAGAGAGGTTAGAATTCCCAGAATTAAAACAGCGGGCGTTTGAAACCTATAAAGAATGGGAGCCAGATGCATTTATCGTGGAAGCAAAAGCTGCTGGAAGCCCATTAATCTTTGAATTGCGTAGAATGGGCATACCTGTATCAGAGTTTACACCTACGAGGGGCAATGATAAGATTGCGAGATTGAACGCAGTAACAGATTTATTTGCTTCTGGCAAGATCTGGGCGCCACCCAAAAGGTGGGCAGAAGAGGTTATAGAAGAGATGGCAGCATTTCCTAATTCGGATCACGATGACTTAGTGGACTCATCCACCCAAGCATTGCTCCGCTTTAGAAAAGGTGGATTTGTAAGACTACCCTCAGACGAGGAAGATGAACCAACGTATTTCAAACGCAAAGCCGCGTACTACTAAGGACATACCATGGCAATTGACAAGAGTATCGCTCAAGCCCCGAAAGGGATTCTAGATATGTTGGCGCTAGAAGGAGCTGGAGAACCTGATCTAGAAATTGAGATTGAGGATCCAGAATCCATAAAAATCGGCATGGATGGCTTAGAGATAGAAATTGAGAAAGCCCCAGAAACCGACGAAGAATTTGGAGCTAACCTTGCTGAGTATATGAGCGAGGGCGACCTTGCCCAATTAACTGGCGATTTAGTGGGCGACTTTGAGGGAGATATTGCATCTCGTAAAGATTGGATTCAAGCCTATGTGGATGGACTAGAGTTACTAGGTCTAAAGATTGAAGAGCGCACTGAGCCATGGCCCGGCGCCTGCGGTGTCTATCATCCACTATTATCGGAAGCCTTAGTCAAGTTCCAATCAGAAACCATGATGGAAACTTTCCCAGCACAAGGCCCAGTAAAAAC